TACACACACATATACGTACTTATCTTCTAGGAAGGTTTCCAAACCTTCTAGGATGGTCTGAACTACCATCTGCTTTCTGCTTTCAGCTTAGGCTAAAAGTGGCTAGACGCTATAGTATCTCAATTTGATCGACGGTATAAAGTGGCTAGACGCTAATACCGAGGACTGTAAAAAGTGGAAAGACGCTATTGCAGTTCAAAGATTGAAGGAAGTAAACTTTGTTGTCAGCAGAATGATTCACGCTGAGAAAGTTCATCCCCCTTCTTATATGTTTCCAACATCCCCAGTAAAGTAATTCATGGAGTGTTGAAGAATCCAGATCATTGATCACATACCCCCTAATCCGAATGGCATGGGGATTGTAAAAATGGATTATGTAGCCTGTCAACCGCAAAATATTAAATAAAACATCGTATGGTTAGACAGAGAAAGAAAACAAAAGAAACAGAAAGTGTCTTTTGTTCTAGTAGTCATGGAATGGTTTACACCGTTCGAACCCTATTAGCAAACTACGCAAACACCTCTCCGCTCCTATTGGACGACGTGAAAAGTTAAGTAGTGGTAGAATACAGCTGCAGTTGCAGCCGAGGTTCGCCTGGCAAGGTAGTAGAAACATGTACAAACGACAATTGATAGGCGGTAAACTCCGCACTGAGTTCGCGTACTCAGGAAGGAACGCGATGCGGTACTATTCGGACCAAAGAAAATAACGAACCTACAACCCAGATACAACACAATAAGATCACACATGAACATCGAAACGCGAATTGAAGATGCGAAGCAATGTGCCAGCCGACATTTGTTGGAGGGCAACTTTTTCCGATGGTGGATAGCGACTCGACGTCTCGAGAAGCTACAACGATCGAAGAGTCACCCGCGTGTGACTATGCATGAGCGTTACGAACGCTGGAAGCAGAGACGGATTTACGTCACCAACGACAACGTCATCAATCTCTTCTTCGTCATCGGGGAGAAGCGCAGGACGCTACAGGTGGACACTGACCTCAGTTTTGGGGAGATTGCCTACATGTACGATCTGCCAACTTTTGGTGCGTGGTGGAGCTTTGGCGGTCGTCCATTGCGGATGACCGCCACGCCACGCGAACACAACATCCCGACCAATGCCACTATTTTAGTGACAGGTCGATTGCTGGGAGGGACTGGATACCCCCTTCCATTGTACACGCACATTCAAGAGTGCGAACAACAGCTCGTGGCTGAGCAACACACAGATCCATTCGTCTTGCAGGCGTTTGAGGCTGAGGACTACTACACAGCCCTAACAGGCCTGTTGTCGGCACAGTCGGACAAGCCCCGCTGGATCGTACTTCAGTTGGAAAATCTGTTCCAACTGTTCTACTGGTCCCGCAAGTGCAGAACGAAGGCAGACTATGCTGCATTGATCGCACTGGCGTACCGACTGTACACTGACAAGAGCGCTGCTTCAGCAGTGTTCGACATTGCCACAACCGACCTGCAAGGAGATTTCTCCGAGAACGTCGCTAAGGCACGCGATTGGTTCAACCTCGCGTCTAGTGCCGTTGCCAATCCGTTGGTGGACAAGATGCGTAAGGTGTACACCTACCTTCTTGTGCAGGGCATTTTGAAACGCTCTGGCATCAACATTGACGAGGAAGAGTTCCTCGCAATTGACAGGAAGGCACGTGTGAAGTACAGCAGCAAGACGGGTCTCTTGATGACCATTGTGGACACTGCTATCACCATCGCCGAACGGTACGATGCGTATCGTATTACAGGCGAATGGTCGGCCATTGTCCACGATGGTGCCAACTACAAGAAGTGGAACACCACGGCAGACAAGTTACTGTCGTTGGCACCATTCACCTCGAACTTGGAGGTGCACGGAACGTCCTACTTCAGCTTTGTTGCTGATCTCAATGATACCATTGAGAAGGGGGACGCGATTGTGCGTTACGCCAAGAAGACGGACATGGCCTACAATGGCATTCAGAAGAAGTTGCAGACTCTGCATCTTCTGAAGAACACGGAAGTGACCCGGAGAGCTTCGCAGAAGGAGAGGAAACAACCCTTTGGTGTGCTCATTCATGGGGCATCAAGCGTGGCGAAGTCGAGCTTCACCAAGATGCTCTTCTATTTCTACGGCAAGGTGCACGGACTCGATACTGATGATCACTATCGATATGTGC